TCTTTACTGCCATGCATAAGTTTACGTATATCTTCTACACGTAAACCTACTCCTAACTTACCTCTCAATGTACAGCTATTAGCGTAGCAATTCCATACAAGTGTACCGTTATCATTAGTTACTGTAAATGTATTCTTTCTACTACACACTGGACATGTACTTCTATATGTTTGACCTATGTATAAATCTAAATTAGATACATAGTCTTTTATATTAATCATTTAAATGTACACTGTCCGTGTTGGTGAAGCGAAGCTTAGCAGCATTTTTAGCACTTGTCAAAGTGTTCTTCATGTAGGGGGTTACTGAACCTGGACTTACATGCCCGGTCACTGACATGATTTGTGGTAACGAAACACCTGCATCGACCATCTCCATCGTGCCTGTCCTTCTCATGTCCATAATCTGTAACTCTTCAGATAACCCTGCCTTACGTATCACTTTCCTTGCCACGATTGCCAATTGAAACTTATCGTAAGGCTTGTTAAAGATACTGTTGCTATGGCACTGAGGTGCTACATAGTCTGTGCCTACTTCCTGCTTCTGCTGCACTAGCATCTCGTGTAACTCATCCGTTGTGGGCAACTCTACCCTAGCCCTACGCTTTGACTGCTCAAGTGACAGTACTTTAGTATCAAAGTTATAGTTAGTCCACTTAAGATTGGACATATCCCCTAGCCTCTGACACCACTCATATGCCATCTGAACTATCAGTCCCACAGAACGGGTATTAAACGAGCTATAAGCCACGTTTAGGAAGCGGGTGATATCCTCCCTAGTCCAGACTACTTTGCGTGGCTTGTGTGGCCTTCTAAGTACCTTGCTGAAGGGATTTATCTCACAGTATCCTACCCGTATGGAGAAGTTATAGACTACAGAGGCAGCAGACATGGTGTGATTAGCAAAAGGTACACCCCTCTCAGCCCATTTATTGTATGCACGTTGGGCTAAAGGTGCAGTAAGGGTTTGTAGGTACATAACCTCTACCTTCCTGCCCATGAGAGGTGTCTGTAAGAAAGTGTTAAGACAGTACCGATAATCTTTCTGCGCTTGTGGGGAGAGTGATCGGTACTCAAGTGACTTGTAGTACTGCTCTACTGCATCAGCTATCCGTGTTCGTTTGGCTTGCCTCATGTGATTGCCTACCCCAATTGTTGAGTACGGTTGATAGGAACTTCATACGTTCTTTCTGTGTCTCTGGTTTAGTGTAGGTATTATCTGGTGGTGTGTATCCTGGTACTGACCATACCCATTTAGTCCCTACCTTTACTGACACAAGCATCTTCCTTCTGCTCATGTATTGAAGCATGGAAGCTACACGTGCATGGGGTACATTGAACTTCTTTTGTAAGTCCATAGCAGTTAATGGTGTGGCAGTTACAGCTTGTATGATTTCAGTGTGGTTCATATATTACCTGCGATTACTTTGATTGCGTATGAATAATAGTTATGAGAATGATTGCGCTCTTGCAGTCTCTCAAGGATGTCAATGATCTGCTTCTCCTTCTCAGCAGCAACGAGGGCAGCGAAGCGTTCAAGCACATCAGGTGTGGCAAACACCTGAATATCGTTGTCGTATTCAGGATGTCGGCGTGGGATACACCCAGCCTCCCGTGCCAGCTTGATGATGTCTTCTCTGTTCATCCTTCACCCCTTAATATATCTGCAGCTTCCTTCATGCCATACTTCTCTAACAGATTGATGCAATGAGTTAGCTGTCGTTCACTGGATTCATAGGCAACTGCCTCAGCAAAATCCATAAGTGATTTATCACCATAGATAGATCCAACACGGGTGTACTTTGCGATACGATTAAAGTCATCTGCGTACATATTAACTCCTCACTCCAAGTGAAAGACACTAGCAATAGCCTCTGCACATGCCAGTGCTACCTCTACATGTTCTTTCTGTGTACCATTCTTAGTGCGTAGGTCTAGGTAATGTAACCAACTACGCAATGTTCCATTCATGTACATCCTAGATTCCGTCATCCCTTCAGGCAACACAGACCTTGCAACTTCCTTAGCTAACCCATGCTTGATAGCCCAGTTGTAGGCATCCAATGCTGCATGTTTCACTGCGAGTTGGTGGTACTCCCAGACTTCTTGCAATCTCTTGTCATCAGTTTCAATAGAATTCTGTCTGTTAGATTTGTCTTGTAGCCTTGCTTCTCTAAGTACAAATGAGAGTTCCTTAGTTGGGTCAGCATATCGTTGGCTAAACTCTTGGAAGCTAAAGGATCTATGTCTGAGGATCTGTCTTGCAATGTCTCTGGTGGTAGTGATTTCAAGGCAGAGGTTGACCATCTCGAAAGGCGACCAGTGCTTATGTTCAATGAGGTACTCCAGTAGTTTGTCTGCGGTTCTGCTGTTGAACTGATTGGATGGATTCGAGACACGAGCGCAGTACGCAACCAATTCTTTAATCGTTTGGGGATGTCCTGTATAAACGCCATCGTCATCTACAAATGCTCCAGTGTTTACGTATGTATATGAAATCAATTTAACCTTCACGGTATACCTCTAGCCTTTCTTGTTGCATCTGTTTTAGTTGGGAATACTTCTCTTTCCTGCGGTTAACTTCCTTAACTACAATGTCATTGGCTTCAATGCTTACCTTCTCGACAAATGCAGGTGTCTGTGGGTTAGTCTCTTCAACCCTGTACACATGCCCTTGTATGTAGTCCTCTAGGATCATGCCCATATCCGTCAATTCATCGTATCGATAGTTATGATGGGGCAGTGTCTCATTAAGTGAAGAAGCGTAGTAGCAAAGCATGGTACGGTAGGATAGCTCAGGTGCTTGTGTGTCAGACACCTTGAATGTAGCTACCCCATACTTACCACCACGCTCAGCTACCTCATCCTCCGCTAATGCCATAGCCTTATCTTGATCATCACCCATGTAGACTACGTACCAGTGATTATTAGTCTGTCCAAATCGGTACGCAATCGTAAGGTAATTACTCTTGATCTTCGGTGTTGGTTTGTCTTGGAGTGTATTGGTCTGGGACATAGATAGAATTCCTTGTTTCGTAAATACCACCAAAGGCAGTTGCTCTAACACGTAGTACAGTGGAAGTTCTTACGATACCTTCACCATACTTGGGATGATCTAATGCATACACAGATATGTGATCGTCATCTTCCCATTGTGCTGACCCTTGCCTGTATCGCACAATGCTTTTGCTATCCTTCTGTGTAGCAGTCCATTGGTACTCCCTGTCCATCTTAATTGCATTGTTAATTGCTTCCTTCAATGCCCATGAAAGTAAGGTAGATGTCTCCTCACTTGTCATGTCCAAGGTCAGGGTAGCACTGCCATCTTCGTGCTCTACAATACTGGTTACTTCAGCCATTAATTTTCTCCTGTATTTAATACAACCCTACTGAATGTCTTACCGTCCTTGTTTCGTGAGTAACAAAAGTAATCACCACGATCATTTAGTTCACGTACCAAATGTCCCTCTGTAGGCTTACATAGATTACGTGCTACACGCTCAGCTATGTTCTTATTGTCTGACTCAATGATATAAAAAACAATCAGACAGACACAGGCAATGCCCACTAGAATCTGGGATAGTACAAGTATATGTTCAAACATCTTGCTTAACATCTTCGATCTCCTTTTTAATAAGTTTTTCTTGCAACTGCTTACGCTTATCCTTGAGTACACGAAGACGGTACTTGGGTGTACGTAAGTCCTTTGCTATTGGGTTACGGCTACGCCTATGTCCCGTCTTCATGTCTACTCTCCTATGCAGCTAGCAATTCAGGCATGAACCTAGTCTGGAACTCTTCACCACGAATCACAGACTCGATGTCCTGCTCAATACGGATACGCTTGGTAGCTACATCAGCAGTACGTGATTCCACGTGGGTACTGATGTGAGTGAGAGTATTGTATAAATGATAACTATTCTCACCTAGGATATTGTAGCTATCGTGAATACCTACGATACGATCTAACCACTTCTTGTTGACCTTCGTACCTGTCTTAGTTGGATAGGTAGCTACGTTACGCTCAAGGAAATCAATGGCATCTGCACGTTGAACCTTGACACCCTGCATCAAGCGCATGACCTGTGCATCTTTCAGCAATTGGTCAGGAAACTTGGAAGCAATCTTACCTACGGTATCTGGATCACTGTAGGTGGTGTGCTTCTGTACAATACCAACTGCCTCACGTGGTGCAATCATACCGTTCAGGCAAGCTAGGCGATAGATCATAGCCCTTATCTGCCTACGGATTGATTGATCATGTGAGTCACGGAAACTCATGGTCATCTTGGCAGGTTCACCAAGCACTTGCTCGTACTGGTAACGCTTCAGTACGATCTGTGCTTCCATGGCTGCACCTTCCTTGATGACATTAAACTTGACCTCAGCCTCGGACGTATCCAGACCTGAGTGCAGTAACCCCTCACGGAAACTGTCCCATACCTTGCTGAAGTTCTGGGGATTGTGAATGGACTTACCATTACCAATCACAGTGTCTGTGTTAGGATTGACTACCCAGTACTGGTTACGGATAGCTACACCGTTACGGATCTGAGGCTCACGTACCGGATCGAAGTCAAGGATCTGGGGAAGTGCGGGAAGTACGGTATCGAGTGTTGCGTTCATGCTAGTTCCTTACGTTGAGTAAATGATTGTGAGTTTAAAAATGGTTGTAAATGGATGCGTTTTTGGTAAATCTGGTACGGATAGATGCTGTTTACTTCAATGGGTATGTGGTACTTGTCACACAGGTATTGCAGGAAATCAAAGGGAGGTTTGTTGAGAGTCTCAAACGATAGCCACAATGCCTCACCTTCATGTAGTGGTATGGGTGATTCTTGCATGTACCAGCGAGTGATTGTCTTGGTAGGGCAATCGATCACTGGGTTCCAGGCTAGCAGTTTGAATGGCTCACTGGTTTTGAATGCCTCCATGATGGGTTGATAGGTGATTGGGCTAGCCTGAAATACAACATTGCTATGTACCCAATCATGCTCCTTGATGTCACAAGCACCCCCATACTTAGTGTAGCTACGGGTATGGGGATGATTGTCGATTACGATTTCGGTGACCAAGTGCGATAGACTCCTTTAACGGGTGTGAATCTGTGCCAGTACAATGAAAGCTTACCCATGTGGATAGCGTTGAAGTCTGACGTAGGGTCAGCTATGAGAACAGAAAATCCTCTGCTCTTCTTCGCTCTCTTACGGATAATGATGGGTAGACCGAGGAACTTAGTGCGTTTTTCATAGTATCCCATTGTGTTTGCTCCATGTTGATGTGCCATTTACGGTTCAGTCCATGCCCTGTACGTTGGATGTGTACAGGACTGACTGAATTGTACCTACAGAAATTTACAGCGTCAAGGTATCTGGAAAACATATGCCTTACCATGATGATTGATAGTACAAATGATAGCCTGGGTTGTCCTTCACAAAGCTAAGCACATTGGCTAGCATTTCCTCTGTATGCCTTAGCTCACTGAAGTAGTACTCATCATATTCAGTGGAACCAAAGAAGAATCCACCTTGTGTAGGCAGCATGTTCTCAGCTAGCTTGGGGTTGTCCAATACCTCACGAACAGTGGCAAGCAATTCCTCGATATGCTTGGGGTCTACGTAGTACTCCCTGCAATTGTCCTCCCCGTCCTGTACGTTATTCACAAACCAGCTATGAATCTCGTTAGCCTTACGCCAGTACCCAATCTCAATGCATACTTCTGCTGAGCGTAGCTTTTTGAACGGGTGATTCTCAGGCAAAGCTAGCTTGATGATTGCGTTACCTTCAGCTTCATCGTAATAGAACTTCTTTGCCTTCAAGTACATGTCTAAACCCATGATGCCTACTCCTTGGTGGTTACGTTTGTGTAATCGATCATGCCTAATTCATAGGCTACGTACAGCGAAGTGACTAGGTTGCATTTCCTCAAGCCATTCTGTGTCACTGTAATGTGTACGTTACCTTTACGATTGTCTATCCTTGCAGGTTCACTGAAGTCTACCTTGAGCAGACCGTCATCTGTACTTGCAGGATCATGCAGGTTACGGATGCTATGGTCAGCTAAGTAGTACTCACCCTCTTCATCCCTGAAGATGTAGTGTGTGAACAATTGCCTAGCTTCAGCTAGATTTAGAAGTTCATACTGCATGGTCACTGCTCCTTTGGTTAAGCCACTGCAAATGCGGTTACTGAACGGTCAAAAAGTGTCACAATCTTAGCCTGCTTAATCTTCCGTGTGTCATCTAGCTTGGACACAAACGAATCATACTTGTAAGGGTTGTAGGTAATAGGTACACCGTCACCTACCATGTAGTCCGACTTGATAGCCGTTAAGATGGACTTAGGTGCTGTGCCTACTACCCCTGCATGTACATTCTTACGCCTCTCACGTAGTACCCTCTGCCTACCTGCCTCAGACACCTTGAAGGTGCAATCCATGAGGGCTAAGTGTCGAGTGTGTGTGATAACCCTGCCCTTGTTCACACCCTCCAGTGCCTTTACTGACCACATGTGTTTATGCAGGTTGTAGTACACAAATACACGTAGACCTGTGCTCATGCTTTCTCCCCTTCCAGTTCAACAATCGGATTTACTACGCATTGATACATGGGAACATCTAACCCTACCTTCTTGATATGGGCCTGTGCCTGTTCTTCAGTGTCGAACCTGAGCATCCATACATTACCTGATCCATTGACACGGTAGGACAGCAAGTAACCTACGATTTGTGCATCTAACATGATGTTTGCTCCCTGCTATTGAAATTCCAATTGATCAGCCACTGAGTCACCGTATAGATAACTCAAAGTTTTCCACACCGAATCAGTGACTCCGTTGTACTCTCTATAACGTGTGTAAATATCTGCAAACCAGTACTCATCACCACGTGCCTCAGCATATTTCTCTGCTCTTTTAAGGAACTCCATACTATTCCACTCCTGCCTCTTTGAGTTGATCGGAAGTCATTCGGACTGTGCTACCTGAATACATGGGAGCACACATAAGCTTGTACCCAAGTTCCTCCACATTCCGCATGGCACGTAGTGTAAGGGTGCTTGTACCTGCAATGTCTGCAAAGGTGATGGCATTGATGCACAGTGGTACTACACGTACCTTTCCGTATGTCTGTTTCAGGGTGAAGTGGATTTCCATGTTCAGTGCTCCAAGTTGTCTTGCGTATATAAACTAACGGTCGATGGCAGTGGAAAGTTAAGTCATTTCCGACGAGTGGCAGGTTCTAGCCGATAAGCGGTAACTAGAACTCAAAGTCAACATACACAGGGGTATCAGGCTTTAGGTATATGAACATGCATATATCATCGAACCTCTGTGCTGCATACCTCTTGGATTCACGCATGTACTGACCACGACAGTAGACAGTTTTCGATGCGGCATTACGCTTAAAATACTCACCTTGCTTGAGATCTTTAATTAGTTTCATGGTAATGGACTCCAGATTAAAGGACTGAGAAGGGTGCTACGTGATCCTTGTATGCATCAGCAGCACTAACATATGCACCTTGGGGTACACCCCAATACTTCCAATTGATATCGTGTAGGCTAGTCTTGACCCTATTAAGGAACCTTTCTGCACGTGCCTTATCTCTGAATATGGCAGCATGTGCTACGGTTTCCCAC